TGCGCTGGTATCGCCCAGGGTGCCCAGCAAGCCATTGGTTGGGTTCAGACCATAGGATCGTAGCCGAACAAAGGCTTCGGTGACTTCTGACAGCTCAGACGGCGTGCGGGTGGCAAAATCACTGATCCATTTCATCGACTCGCTGGCTTTTGCCTGGCTGCCTTCGATGGTTTCCAGCACTGCCTGGTAGCTTTCGAATGTTGCGGCGGTATTTATGCCGCCACCAACGCCGGCGCTTAGTGACATTCCAGCGGCCATAACGCCACCGGCGGACCACTTCATGGCGGACCATAACCCCTTCTGCATGTCGCGGGCTTTGGCTGTTGCCTTGCCCCATAGGCCAAGCCGTTTTTTTTGCGTGTCGATTTTGTGCGTGCTGGCTTCGATTTTTTGTTTCAGCGTTTGCTGGGCACTGGCCAGCTTGCTGGTGTCGTGGCCGGCGGCTTTGAGTTCTTTGCGCAGCGTGCCGGCACGCTGTCGTAGCTGGTTGTGGCTGTCGCTTAACTTGTTGGCCGAACTGTATGCTCGGTCTAGCTGCTGCTTTAGTTTGTTGACGGGTTCGCCTGCGCGCTTGGCGTTTGCCAATTCGGCGTGCAGGTCTTTGACTTTTTGCTGGGCTGCGCCAAGACGTTCGCTGCTAGCGTTTAGTTTGCTGTTGAGTGCTTGCAGCGTTTGGACATTGGCCGCCTGTTGTTGCAGGTTGCGCAATTCGTCACGGGATTCTTTCAGCTTCTCGGCCAGGTGGCCGCTAACACCTGCGAGGCGTTTTGCTGGACCGCTGGCACGATCGGTGAATTTGGCTACCGCCGCTAAGGTTAAATCACGAATACCCATGTGTTATACTGAACCCATGTTGATACTTAAAATGACTTTAGCAATGGTGGCCGGTTTGGCGTTTTGGGCGTCAGCGTGGGGCGTTTTTGCCTTGGCCTTCATTGCCCTTGTCATCTTGTCCAAACCAGCCACCACGGCGACCTAGTCGTCTTGGCTTCGCTTCCTTGCTTCTTCCCACCAGTCCATGAGTTCCCCAATTGACATTTGTTTCATGTCACCTGGCGTCCAGTGAAACACCACGGCCAAGTCGGCCATGATGCTGTCTACACTGTGCGGGATGGCTTCTTCTTCTCCAAAAAATTGACCACCTCAAGGCCGCACTCGGTCAGGTCGGCTGGGTCCATGGCTTGCACTTCGGCTTCGGTCAGTGCCGGTTCGCTGATGCGAGGCAGCAAACGGGTCAAACTGTTCACGTCCAGGTTGATGACTTCTGCCATTTTCAAACCGCGCAATTCGCCGGACTTTGGCTTGCGCAAAACGATTGTTTCGATGGTGTTGTCACCACGCTGGATAGGTTGATCCAGCGTGATTGTTTTGTGTTGCTCGGTCATGGTTCACCCTTACAGTTTTAGCGCGCCGCGCTGTTCTTCCAGACGGTCTACACCGCCAACAATTTCTTTCATGTTCAGAAAATCAATTTCGACCAGCACTTCGCCGTTCAAGATGTACTTGAAGTAGGCCAGCGGCGCTTTCAGTTTCATGTCCGCGTCGTCGCCAGTCTTTGCGCTGCCCAGGTCGATTTCTTCCCAGCGGCCACGCATGACAATTTCGATGCTGTCAGTTGCGCCGGTGGTGTCACTGACTGCAGCACCAACAAAGCGCAGACCGAGGCCATCCACCGTGGTGATGCCCCATTGCAGAATCAGTGCGCGGGAAAATTCAGCCAGCGTCACGCTGGTTTCCATACCCTGCATTCCCTGGTCGGTTTTTACCGGGCCGTTCATTCCAGCGGCGCGATAGTCGGCCATGTTGCGCAGAAGTTTTGGCAGCTCGATTTCTTTGGCGCGGCCTGCGTAGCCTTCGCCTTCGATGTAAACATTAAAGTTTTTCAGTTTTTTAGGCAGTGCCATGGCGCGCTCCTTTAGCTAACCAGTTGAACCAGGTAATCGTTGGTGATGGTCTGGTAAAAGTTTGGATTCTCCAGTGGCGGCACTGGGGTGAAGTTGTAATCGAAGTGCATTTTGCCGGCGGCCAATTCGGTCTGGCTGTTTTTGTCTGGATCAAGCCAGGCAGTCGCGTCGACGATGCGGCCTTCGGTTTTCAGTTGGCGAAACTTGGCATTGATGCCTTCGAGAATTTCGCTGATTAAAACTTTGCTCATGGGTTTATCCATGGCCCACAAGTGCGCCTCGGCAATGGTGTCGGCCAAAATGGCGTCGGTGCGGGCCGCTGATTCGAAGGCGTACATGGGGTCTGCAGAGCAGGTGCGATTGCCCCAGTAAACAAAACCAGCGCCAGTGTTGACCAGGGTGGTGACTTCGTTGCCGTTTAGGTCGTTGGCCACGGTGTTGGGGTTTTGCAAGTCCCACGACACGTCCTTGCTGATGCCTGTGACGCCGTTGACGGTCACGTTTGACAGGGTTTTGTGCCAGCCTTGTTCCAGGTCGATCTTGGCGCGAACACCCAAGGCGCGGGCGGTGGCGTGCAAAGTGCCACTGCTGCTGGTGTTGATGTCCAAGCCAAGCCAGTCAGGCCAGATGATCATGGCATTTTTGCTGCCGATGTTGGCGCGATAGGTTTTGGCCTGGGTGGCGTCTTCGGCACCGTAGGCGCTCAAGTAGGTAAAGCCGCGCAAGGCTTCGGCAATGCTGACCAGTTCAGCTGCCACCAGCGCGCTGTCCAATCCTGGTGCGCCGATAATGCGAGGCTTGGCACCAACAGCACTGGACGCCACGCGCAAAGCCTGTAGGCCGGTGTGTTGGCCAGTGCCGGCAACCACTTCGCCAATGACGTTTGCATCGGTGACCGCTGCAGGGTTGGGGATGTCATAACCGATGACGACGGTTTCGCCGGCGGCGATGGTGCTGCCAGCGGTGCGCTTGTATTTGCCGGTGCCTTGCTCGAAGGTGTAGTCAACGCCTTCGACATAAGTGACGGTTGCGCCGATGTTGGTTACTACGCGTGCGTAGTTGTATTTGTTGGCCACGGTCAGGTCGTGGGTGGTGGCGCTGAATGTGTAGTTCGCTGGCGCTACTGCTGTTTTGTGTACGGCGGGGTCCAGCACATTGACCACAACAATTTTTGCTCCCACCTGATCAAAGATGGCGTCAAACACATTGGCGGCCGTGCCAATGCCTGTGCCAAATTGTGCGGCCTCGCTGCGTGATCCGTTAATCAACACGGCCTTGTTGACTGGCCCCATGGGCGCGGTGATGACCACGCCAATGACTGAGCTGTCAGCCGATTGAATAGGGCGCGGGCCGGCGGCCTGTTGCGTCACTTTGATGCCGTGTAAAAAGCTCATGTTGCGGTTCTCCTATGCAGTGGCGATCAGGACGCCAGACGTTTTGTGAATGGATCAAGCGCCATGATGCAGGCGGGTGAAACTTTCACGGTTTCGAAAACTTCCTCACTGATCATGTGAGGCACTGAAATTTCTATTTCTGTTTCCAGCACGCTTTTTAATTCGCGCTCGAATTCTTTTCTGGCTGTTTCCAGTTTCGTGGTCAGTTGGCGCAGTGTTTCTTCAGCAGCGGCATCGCCTGGCTTGCGGGTTCTTGCGTACTCCCTTTGTTCTTTTTCCAGTTCGGCCAGGTTAAGGCGCTCGGCAATTTCATTGCGCACCAGGTTGTAGGCTTTGGCTTCGCATTCAATCGCCAGAAATAGTCTGGCGACGTTCAGTTTTTCACGGCCTGGAATGTCTGCTGATCTGGCCAGCTCTGCGCCGTCGTTGATTGCTCGGTGGATTTGCTGGATTTGTACTCGCACTGTGTTTGTCATTTTGTTGCCCCAGGTTGGTTTTATTGTTCGTCAATAATGCGAACGGTGACGGAATTGATTTGCACACCAGTCGCACCGGCGGATTTGATAAAGCCGACAATCTTGTCGTCTGACACGTTTGGATCAGATGCCAGTACCGGGCTTTTTTTCGTGCCTGCGATTTGCAGACTTGCGGAGCGTGCATTGCGCAGAATGTAATCCAGGCTGGTGCTTGACCAGTCTGTGCTTTCTGTTTTGCGTTGTGTTTTCATTTTAACCTCTTAGCAGTTTACCCAGTAGCCCATTAAATATATTTCCCCACTTACCGATCCGTTTATAATTCCTGTATTTAGCTTGTATTCGAATTCGTGTGTTGCATTAATTGCTACGTCTTCAAAATTTATTGCAGTGTCCCTGGTTTCTTGTCCTATAACGCTACAGTGGGCCTCTGCATGCACTACATCGAGTCCGTTTTCCGTCGGCGTTGTTCCTTTTTTTCTTAATCTAATGTATCCGTAGGCTGTATCACCTGTTGATGTGGTTCCTGATATCGCTCGTAGCACGCATTTTATTCTTGCCATAATGGCTGCGTTGTTGCTTAAAGTTGTGCTGGTTAGCGATATCCATCCGGCCAGTGCTTGAAGTGATGATGTGATTAATTCAGGGGCAGCCAAAGGAACATATAAAGTATTTCTTTTTCCATTGCATATGAAACCTGAAGTAGTTGTTACTTGATTGAAAGATACATTTGATGTGGTCAATAGCACTTGGTTGATATAGCTGGCGAATTGATTGCCATCCCACAGGTCGGCATCCAGGCCGCTGCCCGTACCGTCGTTGCCGGCATGCCAGATGCCGTTATTTGAAATAGTTGGCGCAACAGTAAAGTTTGTAGCGGCGTCTTTGCGTGCAAACGACGATCCCTGCACTCCGTCCAGAAGGTCGGCATCTAGGCCGCTGCCAGCACCATCATTGCCTGAGTGCCATACAGCATTGCTGTTGAATGTGAGAGCGCTAGCAATGCTTAAATTATTGGTTGTGCCGGCAGAATAAATTCTAAGGTCGCCGCCGTTGTCTAACAACTGAATGCCGCCACGCAATACGCCGGATGATGTACCAGACAGCAGCCAGGTTGCTGATGCAGCGGTACCCATGATGGCATTGAATGCGCCGGTGTTTACGCCGTTGCTGGCTGCCCAGGTTGTAGATAGACCTGACGACTGTATGTAGCTGGCGCCGGATTTGGTTACAAAGCTGGACGCGTGCATACCGTCAAGCAGGTCGGCATCCAGTCCACTGGCTGCGCCGTCGTTGCCAGAATGCCAGATGGTGTTGCTTAAAATAGTGGGTGCGACGGCAAAGTTGCTGGCCGCGTCAACGCGCGCAAAGCTGGCAGCGTGTATGCCGTCCACTAAGTCGGCATCCAGGCCGCTGCCAGTGCCATCGTTTGCGCTTGTCCAGGCAGTGCCACCATTCAACAGACCAGTTAATGTCAAATTTACGAAAGCTGGGCTGCTGATTGTTTTGACCGCTTGGTCGATATATAGCGCGATTTGATCGTCGACATATTGTTGGGTGGCCATCACGACGGATGGGTCGACTGAAACTGTGACGCTTGTTGCGTTGGCGTGTTTGAAATAGGTTCGATAATACTGGTCGCGACCGGCTCCTTCGGCCAGTGACGGCTTGTAACTTTCGGGCACGTTAGCAACAAAAATCATGTCGCCAGCGGCATCAAAAAAACCTACTTCACGAACCCAGAATGGGCCGGCATCAATAGGAACCTTTGCTTCGAGCACGAAAATGGTTGGGTCGTTTAGGCTTTTGTAAACGCGGTTGATTGCACCAGTCCAAACGGTGTTGGTTAGTGTTGCCCATGTTGCCAATGGAGTGACAAACACACCCGCGCCATCACCCAATTTTGCGGTGGTGATGTTTACCGCTGGGCCTCCACTGTCTGCGGCGGACAATTTCGCCAAACCGATGTTGGTTGTTATCGCTTTATAAACTGGCATTTAATGCACCCACCATTCTGGATATACGGTAACGATTTCGCTGTCGTGTAACGCAAGCGCGCCGATGGCGTCGCCTTCTACGGGCTGAAAAATGTTGATGATGGTCAGGTGGCTGCGGACGTTTTTGTGACGATTAATAATGTCATCGATTTCTTGTTGTGTTTCTGCGCTGATGCC